CGAATCTCTCCCCGTTATTTTCCCCACCGACAAGCCCCTGACCTGCGCAAATGCATTTCGGTCGGCGTGGCGCCCAGCAAACAAACCGACGCGTCCAGCAAACATCCCGAAGGAGGTTGGTTCCGTGACTGAAAAGGCCAGCCTCCGGGTAGTGAAGCCGAACGACGCTCCGCCGAAGCCGCCGAAGCCGAAGACTGTTGCTGAGGCTGCCGCGTCGGGGAAGCCGCGGGATTTGTTGGTGGCGATGCGGGAGCGGATCGCGACGGCGGTATCGGCGGCGGATTGTCCACCTCGGGAGTTGGCGGCGTTGACGCGGCGACTCCAAGAGATTGTGAAGGACATCGCCGCGTTGGATGCGATTGAGGCCGAGACCTCTTCTTCTCATGGCGCAGTCGACTCTAGTTTCGACGCCTCGGCTATCTGAGGTTGCGCGGGAGTTGGTGATCCCTGAGGGGATTACGACGTCGGTCTTCCCGCGGGTGTATCGGCGGCTGGTTGATGTTGGGGTGACGTTCGACTTGTGGCAGCAGGGCTTTGGCACTGTTGCTCTGGGTTGTCGTGCGGATGGCAAGTTCGCGGCCACGGTCGGTGGTGTTGGTGGGTCGATTCCGCGTCAGACGGGCAAGACGTTCACGGTCGGGAATTTGGTTATCGGTCTGGCGCTGGAGTTTCCGGGTTTGCGGGCGGTGTGGACGTCGCACCATAACCGGACGACGACGAACACGTTCCGGTCGTTTCAGTCGATGGTCCGTAAGAAGGGGATTGCGCCGCATCTTGCGCAGGATCGCTCGAATGGTATTCGTGCGACGAATGGTGAGCAGGAGATCAAGTTCCGTAACGGGTCGATCATCATGTTCGGTGCGCGGGAGCAGGGCTTCGGCCGTGGCATGGACGCCATTGATATTGAGGTGTTCGATGAGGCGCAGATCCTGACGTTGAAGGCGCTGGAGGATATGGTGCCGGCGACGAACCAGGCGCGTAATCCTCACGGCGGGTTGATTTTCTTTCTGGGTACGCCTCCGAGGCCGTCTGATCCTGGTGAGGCGTTTACGGCGAAGCGTCAGCAGGCGTTGAAGGCTAAGGCTGCCGGTAAGCCTCATTCTGGTGTGTGGATTGAGTTGTCGGCTGATCCTGATGCGGACCCGGATGATCAGGCGCAGTGGGCGCGGATGAATCCTTCGTTCCCGGTTCGGACTCCGTTGGAGTCGATGTTGCGGATGCGGGAGAACATTCCGGATGAGGATTCGTGGCGGCGTGAGGCGATGGGCATTTGGCCTATCACTGGTGGTGGTTTGATTTCGCCTGAAATGTGGTCTGCGCTGGCCGATCCGGGGTCGGAGCCGGTGGATCCGGTGTCGTTCGGTGTGTATGTGAATCGTGGTCAGACGCAGGCTGCTATTGGTGTGGCGGGTTGGCGTGCCGACGGGAAGATCCATGTTGGTGTTGTGCCTGCTGCTTCTGACGACCCGGCGGTGACGTCGATTCCTGGTACGGGCTGGATTCCTGGTCGGGTTAAGGAACTGGTCGATAAGTGGAAGCCGTGCGCCACGGTCATTGATGAGAAGTCTGAGGCGGGCGCGCTCATCGAGGATATTTCCGCGTTGGGTGTCGGGGTTGAGAAGACCACGGCGACAACGATGGCCAACGCTTGTGTTCGATTCTTGGCGGCAGTCAGGGAAGGCGAGCTGCGCCATCAGGGGAAGGCGGCGTTGCAAGCGTCGGTATGCGCGGGTAAGTCTCGTGACCTTCTCGATTCGTGGGCGTGGGATCGCAAGGACCGCAGTAGTGACATCACCCAACTCGTGGCGGTGACGTTGGCCCTGCATGGGCTGATCGTCCACGGTCGGCAGCCGACTGTCGATGTGTGGGAGCCGTTCTGGACGTGAGGAGTGTTGTGACCGCACCGCAGCGTGTATTCGTCAGTGCCGCAGTGATTGTGGCGGTGGCTGTCGTGATGGTCATGGTTGGTGTTGCGTTGGCGCTCGGCGGCAGTTGGGCGCTCATTGCGGGCGGTTTGTTGTTGTTGGCGTCGGTGGTGTTGGCGGGTCATTTCGGTACGCGTGATGATGGTCGTGGTCCGTGAGGTGGATTGACCGTCTGGGCGGTAAGCCTGACGAGCCGGTGCGGTATTCGCTGGATGAGTATGTCCAGCAGTTGAATCAGTTCGCGTTCAACGGTATTGGTTATGGCTTCGGCGGGCAGGTTGGCATTCAGCAGTCGATGCCGGGCAGGGTGACTGTTCCGGCGCCGAATAACTATGCAGGGTTGGCGACTCACGCGTATGGGGCGAACGCTGTTGTGTTTGCGTGCATGTCGGTGCGGATGTCGCTGTTCTCAAGTGTTCGGTTTCAGTTTCAGAATTTTCGGAACGGTAAGCCGTCGGACACGTTCGGCAATCAATCGCTGCGGCTCTTGGAGGAGCCGTGGATTGGTGGCACCACGCAGGATCTGATTATTCAGATGGCCCAGCACACCGAGCTTGGCGGTAACGCGTATGTCGCCAGGATTGGTGGCGAACTTGTTGTGATGCGCCCCGATTGGGTTGAGATCGTGATCGAAGAGCGCGCCGTTCGTGGTGGCCGCGGGGAGGTTGGTGGCGGTCAGGTCGGCTGGAAGAAAGTCGGCTACCTGTACACCGAGGGTGGTTCTGGTTCGGGTAATGATCCGGTGGGGTTCTTGGCGGATGAGGTGGCGCATTTCGCGCCGATTCCCGACCCGCTGGCACCGTATCGTGGGATGTCGTGGCTTACACCGGTTTTGCGTGAGGTTCGCAATGACCAGGCGATGACGACGCATCAGGGTCGCTTTTTTGATAACGCCGCGACTGTGAACATGGTGATCAAGCACACGATTGGGGCTGATCCCGAGGCGGTGAAGAAGTGGGCCGAGCTGGTTGACAGTAAGCATGCTGGTGCGGCGAATGCCTACAAGAATTTGAATCTTTATCCGGGCGCGGATGTTTCGGTTGTTGGGTCGAGTTTCAAGGATATTGAGTTCGCTGCGTTGCGGGCTGGTGGTGAGGTTCGGATTGCTGCGGCGGCGAGTGTTCCGCCTGTAATCGTTGGCCTTAGTAAGGGTTTGGATTCTTCGACGTATTCAAACTATTCGCAGGCTCGGCGCCGGTTGGCGGATGGTACGGCGCATCCGTGGTGGCAGAACTTGGCTGGGTCGTTGCAACGCATTGTGCCGCCACCGAATTCGTCGTCGCGTCTGTGGTATGACGCTACTGATGTGCCGTTCCTTCGTGAGGATGAGAGGGACGCGGCGGATATTCAGCAGGTCCGTGCGACCACGATTGCTTCCCTGATTGCTTCTGGGTTCACCCCGGAGTCCGCTGTGGCCGCGGTTGAGGCGAACGACTTCATTGGGTTACTTCAGCACACCGGGTTGACCAGTGTGCAGCTTCAGAAACCGGGCGCTGACATTCCTGCGCCGCAGGATAACCAGACCGGAGGAACTGATGACGGTGACACAGGCGACCCCTGACGAACCCGGCGATGAGCAGAGGGCGGCGCGGCCGCCGTTTGAGTCGGTGCGTGAAGCCCCGTTCGTGTTGCGGGAATCCGCCGATGGTGATGAGCCGAATGATGGTTTAACCCTCGACGGCTACGGTGCGGTGTTCAACCGGCTTACCGTGATTGATTCGTGGGAGGGCCGGTTCCGGGAGCAGATTTCCCCGGGTGCGATGAAGCGGTCGTTTCGCGAAACACCACCTAAGGTTCAGTTCGACCACGGTCGGCATCCGATGATCGGGTCGATTCCCATTGCCCGCTTGGTGAGTTGCGTCGAGGAGTCCGACCCGGAGCTAGCCCCGGATGGCGGGGCGCACATTGTGGCCCGCATGTTCGACAATTGGCTGATGCAGCCCGTGCGGGATGCTATCGAGGCGGGCGCGATCAATGGGATGTCGTTCCGCTTCACTGTGGTTCGTGAAGTGTGGACGTATGCGGATGGGAAACCTATCCGCGATGAACGCGCCCTGATGGCTGAACTGGAACGCACCCAGTACGGGGATGTTCCCGACGACGAGTTGCCGATCCGCACATTGAAGGAGCTGCGGGTCGCTGAGATCGGCCCGGTGGTGTGGCCGGCGTATGCCGACACATCGGTTGGGATTCGTTCTCAATTCATTGACCTGGGTCGTTTGGATGACCCTGAGCAACGGAAGTTGCTCGCTCGCGCCGTGTTCCTTGTGGATGCGGCGCAATCTGAGGATGAGGATGCGCAGCGAGACACCGCCACTGGTGTGGCCGTAGTTGAGCGCCCGTCTGATTCCGACGACGCGCAGCAAGCCACCCCCGAGTGCGTAGGTGAGCGCCCGTCGAAAACGCGTGGACAACGTGCACTTGATGTGATGTTGCGGAAGTCCCGTGATGTGTTGCTCGACATCGACCG